CTCTTGTGGGCCTAGCGCAGTTCGTCAGGGCTGCGAAATGCCCCACTTAGCCATCAGATAGGAAGACACTGCTGCCATATCTGACGACGAAATCGCCGCGTCATAGATGGCTATTTCGCCGACCAAGCCGTCTTGCGGCAGCGAACCGCTTGCGCCAGACCCCATGATGCCGATGAATTGAGAAATGCTGTTGATGCCCGAGGGATTAGAAGAAGGAGAACCAGAATTTACCCCGTTCACCATGAGCTGCGCAATCCCGCTTTCCGCGCGCGCCGCCAGCAAAACGGCTTGCTGCTGCGGAACGGAAGCGCCGGTTGTGTAAAACCAATCGTTGTTGGCGTATCCAAAGCCGGGAATAAAAGTATTGAGTTCCCACGCCGTACCTGCAAACGTCGCTCCGTCGCCCTTGCTCAACACAACTCGGAGTAAAGAAGAAACAGACGCTAGTTTCGCCACAACAAAAACAGACATATTTCCGGTGTTGCCGATTGCATTCTGCGCAATCTGCATCCAATCGTCGGCACCGTCGAACTCCAGCGCGTCGTTTCCGTTGAGGGAAGCAACTTTTCTTATTGGCTGCATGGAGCCTTCCGCCTGCGTTGCGTTCCACCCGTTGCCGCTCTTGTCAATCCACGCCGCTACCGCCCCGTCGGCGGATACAGGATCGCCGCCAGAAACAGCATCCAGAACCGTGCTGGAATCCGAAGCGTCCAGCCAGAACGCCAGTCCCGCAGTTGCCGGGACAGGGTTTGCCGCTGGCGTCACAACGCCGCTCGCCGCCCCATACGGCCCCTCGCCAAGTGCGTTCACGGCCCGCACGCGGAAGATATAGCCGGTGCCATTCGTAAGGCCAGTAACCACCGCCGACGTTGCGGTGCTGGTGCCATCGGCAAACGTCGTCCACGTTGATCCCGAGTTGGACGAATACTGCACTTGGTAATCAGTCGGCGGCGAGCCGAGCGCTGGAGCCGACCATGTGAGCGAGACTTGGGCGTTGCCAGCAGAACCGACCGGCGATCCCGGCACGCCGGGCGTGGCGGGCCACTTGTTGACCCGCAAAAACTCCTCTGCCTCCCGCACCCGCCAGATACCGCTGGCAACGGATGGCGTGGGGTTCACCGTCAACCCGAAGTATGAGCCGTTGCGGCGGGGCATTACGAAATCTCTTCGTAGGACACAATGGCTTCCAAGTCGCCGCCATTGCTGGCCGTCAGCCGCAGGGCATCGCCTTCCATGAGATACACAACGTCCTCGCGGGTGATGACCGATAGCGTGGAGTCGGCAGGAACGGAGACGGTGTTGCAGATATGCCGCGTCACGCTGCCGTCGAAAATCGACACGGTAACGCTCGCGGCATCCACGCCATCGACGTTGGAGACGTAGAGCGACACGACCCGCAGGGTCTTATTGCTGGCGGCGGCGTTGCTGAGGATCGCAGTGGCCGACGTTGTGACCGCCTGCTTGGCGTTCTTCGCTTCAACCTTCGTCGGATTGCACAGGTCAGGGATTGGCATGGTTGCTCCTACATCCACCAGAATTTCTTTACGGATACCGCTACGGTTACGGCCCCCGTTTGCCCGTTCACGCTGGTCACTGGCGCGGCGACCCACGCCCCATCGCCACGCAAATAATTTGACGCCGATGCGGTGCCGGTGCCGAGCCTCGCAGTAGCCAGCACACCGCTACCGATCCGCGAGGCGGGGAGGCTGGGGATGCGGGCAACGTCCAGCGTTCCGCTCGTAATCGCGCTGGCCGCGTGGGCATGGCTGGCTGCGGCGAAATCCGTCGTTGCCGCTGCCGCTGCGGTGCCAAGCGTGGGGCGGCCCGTAAGGTCCGAATAGGCTCCGCTGGTGGCGACCGTGGCGAGGCCGCTCACCTGAAGTGCCGTATGCGTATGAGAGACGGGTGTGAATTCTGTCGGTTTCCCCGTAATGTCATTCCAGGAAGAGGCCCCAGCCGTAGCGCTAGCCACCGCAATCAGATATGCAGCCTCGTCAATCTCCTCCATGGCATCGCTTGCCAGGAGGGGAGTGACGGCGGAGTCTATGGTGGTGTAGTTGGGTAGGTCGGTATCTACCGCTAACAGAACACGGCGGAACCCGTCTCGCGGCGCATACAGGGCGGTTTGGAAGACAGACTTCCCAAGGTCATTGGGGTATGCAAGCTGCACATTGAGTGCCTGCCGCAGGTCTTCGTACGTGGATTCGGCCGTGATGAAGTATCGCTGGCTCATCAGATACCCCACTTGGAAGAGAGGTAGCGGGTCACGGCGGTCGCTTGGCTGGCCGTCAGCGGGGCGTCGTACACCAGCACTTCGCCAATAGAGCCCTTGTAGAAGCCTTTAAGGGCGCCTCCGTCCCATCTGGCACCTATACGGCTGTCCAAAGCCTGGGCCGTCACGGGACTTCCAGAGGCCGTCAGCACGGCCCAGCCGGTGGCAGACGAGGACAGCACCAGGGCCTGCGTGGATGAGGAGGCAATGGACAGGACCGACTGAGAGGAGGCGACGGCCGGATTGACCACCGCAAACGCATGCCAACCAGAGAGCGCGACACCAGGGAAGGCCAGCGTGTCGTTGATTCCGTCGAACGCCAGAACTGGCCGGGAGTTCAACGCGGACAGTGAGGGCTGGTTATTGGTTGCCGTCTGCGTTGCGTTTGGCCCGATCTTCGCAGACCACTGCCCTACGGACTGGGAGTCGTCCAGCCACAGCACAAGCCCGCCAATGGAGCGTGGGTCGAACGACCGGCGAGGGATCACAGGATTCTCCAGCGAGACGACGCGGCGTGATACACCAGCGTGGCCGACCCGCCGTCTGCATACAGGACATAGTTCGCCCCGTACGCAGAGCGGAAGCGATTGGCCGCCGTGCTGGAGGTGGACTCATGGGCCAGCGTGATGTTGGCCGTAGCGCTCACGTTGACCAGGAGAACACAGAACCCATCCACCGCACTGGCCGCAAGGCCGGTGATGTTCAACGCTCCGCTCGCCGTGATGTAGACCACATCCGCCACGCCGGGGGACCAGTCGTTCTGGCTGCTCGTCAGCGATGGAGTGAGGACTACGGGAGTAATCGCATCGGCACCAGTGCTGCGGTGCGAGGTGGCGTGGCTCGTCGGCACCCGGCTGTCAATGAGCCGACCGTCCGAGCCCAAGACCACCTCCGTAGCAGAGGCGTTGCCCACCGCCGGCACGTTACGCGAGGCAGCGGTCCCGGCATCGGTGACGGCACTCAGGGTGTGCTGATGGCTGGCCAGCGCAGCCCCAATGGCCGCCGGGGTGATGGGATCGGTTCCTGCAGACCCGTGCGAACTGGCATGACCAGTAGGGGCACGGGCATTAGTAAGGCGGGCGTCATTGGTTGCCACCGCCCCAATCGCTGCGGGCGTAATGGGATCAGTGCCGGCCGAGCCGTGAGTCGCTGCATGGCTAGCAGGGGCCCCGCCGCCAAGCGCAGCAATAGAAGCCAGCGTGACCTTGTTCGTCACGGTGCCGTCACCGCTGTCGGCGGCCACAACCGCATCAGCGGCAGCGGAGGAGAGCGGAAGCTGGGAGATGAATGTGTCTGGCATTAGTACTTCACCGTGATGTTCTTGGCGTCCTTAGTGATCAGGAAATTGCCGTTAGCGGCTTTGAGCGTGTACACCACCCGCACCACAGGCTGTGGTTTCTTGCGGGGAGCAAGCGTGATGCTGCTGGTCATCCCTTCACCAGCACAGAGAGGTTGCAGCTGGCCGCACCGACGATGACCGGCGCGACGTACCCAAAGCCGAAGCAAGCCTCCGGGATCGGGTGGGCACCAACAACCACCGCCGTGGTTACGGCAGCGCCATCGGAGAACACCTGAACTGGCACGTCCTCTGGACCCGCCGATGCATGCCAGCGGATTTGCGTGGCGCCATTGGTATTACCAATGATGACGCCGCCGCCGGAGTAACGGCCGTACGGAATACGCGGCGTGGTAGCCGCCGCCGACGACGCGGCAACGACCGTTGCACCATAGAAGAACCGTTCAATCTGACTCATTATCGACCTTTCGCTCTGTAAGTGTGCTTCTCCAGGATGCGCTCCCGCACATCCGCCGCCTTGGCGCCCGGGTTCTTCCGAAGCTCCTTGGCGACCTCTCGTTTTACGATCTTCTCGTTGATCAGCTTTCTCTGCGGGGCAGCCGGGCCCGGGTCGTAATTGACCGTGCCAGCCACAGCCAGCCGGCGGTTATGGGCCACGCGCATGATGTCGTCGTTCGATGACACCCAGGCTTCGGGGTCTTTCCATCCACGCTTGTCGGCCAGCCCGCCGCAGTAGTACTTGCCGGAGATACTGATCCCGGCTTCCTTGGCTTCTTTGACCATCCACTTCGCAGACTGGACGGGCATGTCATCCAACTGCTGGTTGTTCATGCGGCCTTCCATGAACGCCCGGTCGGAGCCCTTGGTGCCCGGGGCGACCTGGAGAGCGCACATCGTGGCCCAGCGCTCACCGTAGGGCAGGGCACGCCTGTACGTCTCAATCGCCTCGCGGCCGGCTCGCTGGACTTCGACGGGGATATCCATACTGGGCTATTGTCCTTGGGGAGGTGGAGCGGGGGGCTGCTCACCAGGGGGAGGACCAGGGGGCGGAGGAGGCGGTGCTGGAACGAGGTACGACGACACGTCGAACTGGTTCACCTGACCCCAGGCCGTCATCAGGCTGTTAAACAGATCGGGCTGCCCAGCCTGAAGAAGACCCTGCGCCACAGGCATGGCCACCTGCAGGAAGTTGTTGAGGTTCTCCGTCTTCGTCGCGAGATTCGGTTTACGAGCTGACCCGGCTTCGACGCGGTAGGAGTACTCGCGGACAATCGCGTCGGGGTTCTCACCCTGGACGTGCATGCCCCACGCCTGTGCAGCCATCGGTCCCAAGAGCGGTTCCACATCTTGCGGATAGATCAACCACCGGGCGAGGAGGGCTTCCTTGCGAGCGACCTCCGAGAGAGCGTCTTCCAGAATGTTCGCGTAGTCGTCCGGCCTGACCGAGATTTGCTCGGCCTTCACCTGGGCTTCTGCAGCTGACCGGAACTGATTCCGGGTCATACCATACAAAAGTTCAGTAAGGCCCACGCGGCGGTCGAAGAGGGCCGTGACCTCGCTGATGATCTGGTACATGTCCTGGGTCACGCCAGGAGTCTGGAACACCGAGATCACGTCACTGACCGATCTGCCCACCGCCTCCGAGATTTCAACGATGTTGAATCCCTTCTCCGACTTCTCCAGAATCTTGGCCTTCAGGTCTGGGTCAGCCGCCTTGGCAACACCGATCAGCGTCTGCGAGGACGTGGCGATCCGGGTGGCGAGGAACGACATCGCCCAGTTGATAAACCGCAATTCCGAAATGCCGGGGCGGATCAACGAGATCGGCCAGGAGTAGCCGGGCTTTCCGTGCCACGCCAGGAGCGTGAAGGGCCAGCCGTTAGGTTCCGCCCAAAACGGAATCGGCCACTGTGCAGCCATGAAGAAGTTCTGCGGCACCCCGTTCTCGCCGGCCTCTTCCTGGAGCAGGGCAGGGGGGAGATTTAAAGGGAACTCCACGCCCTCTGAGACGACGATGTAACAGTTCTGGCCTAACGAATCAAACTTACCCTGCAGGTCCTTGTCGGCGTCCTTCAGTCGATCCCCGAAGCCGGTCTTGGAGTAAATCTCCCAGTAGCAGATGAGGTCGTTCGTCTTGCCGTTCTTACGCTTGGTTTCGTAGCCACGCTCACCTTCCTCGGTGCGGGAGGCGTAGGATTCGATGTGCCCCTTCAGGTCCTCGCGAGACAGGCCGAACTTCGCTGCTACTTCATCGATGGGCTGCGTCCGCTTGCGGGCGGCCCAGCGGATGTCTTCAAACTCATCGGCATCTGGGTCCCAGACGATGTTGTCGATGGAGTCAAAGAACGACCCGGCGAACTTCACCTGCGAACCAGAAGGGGAGTAGAGTTCGTGC